TAAAATCCCCCTCTGTTGGAAGGCAGTCCGTGACATAGGATATTTCTAATTGCCCTTCGTTCAGTTCAGACGTTTGCTGTGCCGTAGTAAACTGGTTCGCGTCTGGATGATCCCGCGTCAGCTTTGATAGCAATTCACTTAACGTCACTAAATTTCTTCTCCAATGATGGTTATGTAAGGAAGCTCGGTAGTTCCATCTATATGCACCTTCAATTCATCCGTATCTCTCAATAAAACAGTTCCGGCCGCCGTATCATCCGTAGCGCCAGGATAAATAACCGTATCTTGAGTAGCGTTGACGAAAGTTGTCTTAATTCTCACATTATGGTTAGGATTACTCCCACTTATAACGGTGTGATAAATATACGTCGAAACATTTGAAGAAAAGTGGATCCTAGTTTCAACCCACCTCCAGAACTTCCCAACTGAAGTCGTCACTTCTGCGACATCTGCGGTAACAACGATCGGATAAATGTCCTGAGCCGCATCGCAAAAGTTAGTGAAAGAAAGGAATAATGTGAAGAAGATAATACCTAGAATTTTTTTCATTTTAGTTTTCCCCTTATGTCTCCTAATTGATCAAATCTAGCGAAGATAAGCGCGGTAATGATTATTCCAGGAATAGCAACGCGAACGACGTGCATAACGGGCTGTCCAGAACAGCAGATTAGGAAGGCGATGAATGAAGCGATAAGGACGTTGATTGTTTTATCTTTTCTATTCACGAAGAACCCTTTGGCAATTCCAAAGATGAATAAACAGAAGATGGATATTCCTATTGTCCCGAACTCAAAGTAGAGTTGATAAAATTCATTGTGCGCTTCTCTCCACCAAGTCTGCGCGTCTTTTACGATCACCATAGCATTGTGAAAACCGCCTATACCCATACCCAACCAATGATCGGTGATCATGGGGAATGTTCGTTCAAATATGATTATCCAGGAGGAAAGACTAAGATCCTTCTTTATGAACAAAAGGGAAGCAAAAATAAGGGGAGATATGAGGATTGATTTTTTTGGGAATAGGAAAAGGAAGGAAATTAAGGAGCCAATTACAGAAACGCTTGATTTTGAATGATAAAGGCCAAGAAGAATAAGCGGGGAAAACCAGAAACTTTTTTTTATAAGGATAGGGGTTGCGACGGCACATAGAATACCCTGAAAAACCCTGTGCCCCATGATTCCTGGCAAGCCAAGCATGGAGCCTCCTCTATGTTCAGGGCCGAGTTTAAAATAAATTTGCCATCCGAAAGATTGAAGAATTACCCAAGCGATATTGACCAAAAAAAAAGCAACTATTATGTTCAGCCACGCATCAATATCTTTCTTGGCATTTTCCCTCACGAAATGGAAAAACAATGTCCCGAGAAAAAGCATCTGGAACATCTTTAAACTTACATCGTTTATCCCTGATGCGATGAATAGACTCACTAACGAGTAGAGTAGAAATAATCCGACCGAGAACGGCAAGAATGTGGAGATCAATAAAACTATTCCACATTGAGCAAAGTTCATCTGGGCGGCCCGGTGTTCTATTCCGGGCCACCCAATGAACGGAGTTCCTATTAAGATAACTAACCCGATAAATAACCTAAAGCGATGTGCCACATCTGAAATAATGGCATCACCTATTAGGCTATCGCATTATCCGCAGTCGCTATTTGATACCAGTTCTCGTCATCCAGACAAGCGAGTGTGACACAATCACCTTCGCCCATTATGATGTCTTGGTAGAGAATCAAGTTACCAGAACCGACAGAGCCATTGGTTAGCGTTACCGTGTTAGGTGTCCCGCGTAATCTACATAACGTTATCTGTCGGCCTAGCCATGTGCTAGCGGCTGTAATAGAAGTTACCGCCGTATCGCCAGTGATGTAGTAAAGATCACCAGTGCTTACGTCAAGCGCGGCTGCCGGGCCAGTGGAAAGAACACGTTGAGTTCTTGCCCCGCCTCTCGTTCTTGCGAAAATCTCAGTTAGATCAGTGTCAACATTCCTTTCAGTAAAATCAAGAGTTTCGTCTAAATCGGCGTCCGTCCTTGTAGCGTAAACACTCCCGGAAAAGATCAATGAGACGACAAGAGCAAACGCAGAAACTTTCTTAATAATCCTCTTTAAGAAAGTGTGCTCATATCTTCCACCGTCCAATGTCCTATGGCTGAAATGCTTCACGCTCGGTTCTTTCACATCATCTTGAGTATTGGCTAACTTGGATAATTCGTCTGATTCGTTTGAATCAAACGTCACATACTTTTCGTATCCGTCCGGTGTAGAGACCTCGGGCGGAGGAGAAACTTTCTTTTCTACTTTCTTTAAAATAGGCATGGCCTTACTCCTTTTTACGTGTTTATAATCGCCCGAAACCATCTAAGCCATTTTTGATAAGCATGTTCCTGTCTCGGAGCAAAAAATAATCTTTCTTCTTCAATCTCAGCTTCGGTATCGTTAAACGGTCTGCCACGGACATAACGGATATTGTTAATCCGTATGCCCGTGGATGCGTCAACCGCATAGATATTTGACCGTTTTATTCGCATTCAGATTGAGAAGTTTAAGCAGCCGTTGGAGTATTGCCAGCTACAGCGAAGCGAAAGTTTTGAATCATGGCCCCGTAACGGAACGAACCTTTCGCCCAGAAAGTTTCCGTATCCTCGTCGTAGTAGAAATCAATCTTTAAATTCTTTCTCTTGTATGCGCGGATGGCCTTTTTCATAATAACTACATACCAGGAGGTAGGTGTCGAGATATTGACCCAAGGAATAAGCGTAAACTTTCCATAGAGGACGTTTACATCGTTCATTTCAGAACCAGGAAGCTTTTCCGTCTTGAGTATTCTCTCGGCTACTGGCTCAAGTTCCTTTGCGCAAACCAACCCATAGTTCGTTCCGAGATTAATAATCTCATCCCGCTCATTTCTATTAATTTTCGCCGTCAATCGGACATAGGCGGTTTCCAAATTAGCCGGGCTTAGTGTCAACCCTAGGCTATTAAAATATGTGGCCCCTCCTTTTGAGGTATGGTTATTCCCCGTCAAAACAAACCACGGCTTAGAATCGTAAATATTGTCTCCTGGGGTATAGCTGAGGATCCCGGCGATGGATTGATTGAAAATCGGATCACCAGCCGTAAAACCGCCCTTATTGAAGTGGTCGGAGTAAAAACCTTCAAGCGTCCATTGTTCGGCATCTGCCCATCCCATCACTGTTTCCTTCAATATATTTGCTACCTTGGAATGGTCATCCACGCTCTCTTCGGAAAATGGTATTTTCTTTCCGAACTTTTGATACTTGGCGTATGTGGTAAACCCTTCCATGATGCTTTCCTCTGGAATAGATTCACGCTCGCCGACTTTTGCGAATTGGCCGTTTCCTACCGCTGATGTGGATTGTTCATACGCAGTATTTACCCCTGTTACGTCGCGGACATCGCATACTTTGTCCCAGACGGTAGCTTGCATCGCATAGTCGCGCTGCTCAAAATACCAATCATACGCATCACGAACCATGCCTTTAGTGAAATCGTTTCTGACCATTGTGAATGCTCCTTATTTTTGGAAGGAAAACTTTTAAACCATCCGCTCGAATTACTTGGCCCCAACTACCTTTTTTATTACGCGCCAGGATCAGCGCGATAAGGAGCTTTCTGGAAAGATTGTTGAGCGGTAAAAACTAAATCAATAAATCATTAAACAACTCCTGCTGGTGCGGTTGTATCCCAAATGCCTACGAGTACAAGTTGATTCGTAATATCAACATCGTAAATTCTTAACACATCTTCGGTCGATTCGCCGACATCTGCTTTCTGAATATCAGATGCAACAATTAAATCGCAAAGTTTTCCGACCAGATCCCTTGTTACAGGAGCATCCGCTGGAATCCAGTACAAAGCCTCCCTACTGATATTGACGCTTACTTTGTCAACTCCTGCGGTAGCGTTGCTTGTAAACTCACCGGCTTGTGCCCATCCGAGAAGCCTTGTGTCTCCTGAATCAGCAATATCCAGTCGTTCGTTTGCATCCAAGATCACAAACTTCCCGCTGGCGTATTTAAAAGCTTGAGACGCGGCTATCGGATATTCCACAGTTACCACCGGGCCGCTTGCTTGACTGTAATTAATTAGTTTTGAAGATAGCGTTGTCATGTACTAAATCCTCCTAGTTTAAAGTGTGACGCGGCTGCTTAGCTGCGGCCTTGTCTCTTTCTTGTGCCTTCTTGAGTAAAATTTTATAATCGCTGTCCGAAACGTTGCTCATTCGATCTTTGTCGATCTTCTGAGCTTCCGTTAAACCCGCTCCGTTATTTGCCATCCCTTTTGGGGCCTTCGCTCCCCCGCTGCTTACCACGCTTGTGTCCCTCGGTCTTATTCCGCCTCGTTCATCCAGACCTTTTTTAGCATCGGCGATGATGTCTTTAACATGCCTGCCTTTTACCACATCAATCGCATTTTTTACGGCTTGGTTCGCATTACCAGGACTTGATTTCCAAGCTAAAGGCATTGCCGATAAAGCTTCATTGACCTCATCCTCCCATTTATTAAGAACCGATTTATCCGAGATACCTTCTTCCTCGTTATCGTTCTGACGTAAAACGGAAGATTTTGCGCGATCAATGAAATACTCAGCATCAATAGGAGCACGTGCAATTTGTTGCGCTTGCACCATACCTTGAGAAACTTCGACGATAGCCTTCACTTGTTCATCATCGATATTCGGGTACTTGCTTTTTACGGCCGAAACAATTCCATCGAATTGCTTTTGAGGATCGACTTGAGGCGGTTGAGGTGCTTGCTGAACAATTCCTTTAAGCAAATTTTTTGATTCATCAAGCTCACGATTTTTTCTATCAAGCTCAATCGAAAGATTTTTTGCTCTTGGGATTCCGTCAGAACCGATTAGATCAGAGGCTTTGTACTCCTTGCCTTTAATGACGATTGTTTCTTCGCCATCCCCAGCGTTGTCTTTAGAGCCTTGATCATCGTCAGTAGTTGCGATCGCACTTCCCGTATCGTTTTGCAGAACGTCATCTTCGATAATGCTTTTTGTGAAAGAACGGAATAGCAAATTACGGAACAGGTCTAACAACATTTCGGTTTCTCCTTTACCTTAAAATTTACGTCGGAGGCTCCCGACGAGGAGGCTTTAAAAAAAATAGGGCGTTCAGATGTTTAGTCCGAACGCCCTGTTGATACTAAAAAGTATGTTGAGGCTTAAAACTATTTACTTAAAAGAACGGATACTTCTTCTTGAATACCAAGCAAGTGAATCAATGAAACGACGATCCGAATAATAGATTTCCTTTGCCCACTTGATAATTCTAAATTGTAACCTAGCTGAAAGTGAACTTCTTTTTGCTGAAAGGTTTCCATTCATTCTATCGCTTCTATAGTTAAATCACGCATTTTGTGCTTCATCCTCATCTTCCCCATCTTCTTGGTCAATCTGTAGAATTGGTCTATTTCGTTCCCTCGGGTCTACAGGAGGTCTTACTAACTCATGGATAGCCTTTATACGTCCTTGAAGTTCAGATACCTTTGGATCGGTTGTAGACATGCGGATAAGCTCGGCTATTAAATAATCTACTTCTGACCTCTTCAGATTAAGATAATCTTGAACGGATTTAATAGCAGCAGTTTGAAAGGAAAGCTCTATATCATAAAGCTTTATCGCGGCTTCCTGTGCTAACCGCCTATCAACCCTTATTTCTTCGCGCTTCGCTTTCTCAATCCTGCGCTTTTCTTTTTCGTATTTTAGTCTGCGGATAAATGCTGGTTCAGGCATTTATTATTCCCCTCTACTGTAGCACCACTGCAAAGGGACGTTATCATGGGGATAAGAGCGGTCAGTAATCACACCGCACCATTCCCTTTTATCCCAAACTCCTGCATAACCGTTGCTTTTGCTTGATCTGGTGTTAGCCCTTCACCTAAAAGTTGTTGAGTTCTCATGCGTATTTTACCTTCTTGCTGTTGCATACCCTGTTCCTGTTCTCTTGCGGCCATCTCCTGACGTAAAGCTTCTCTGGTACGCTCTAATTCCATACGGTTCATTTGTTCTTCGGTTGGGACGATCTTATTAAGCTTTCTTCGATATGGAGTGCCAAGGTCTTTAATTATTTCTTTCAGCATGAATCTTCTTGCTGGAGCGAAACCGCGTAAATCAGGATGCTCAAGCGATAGCTTTACGACTAATTGATCCTTTTGAAGCTTATCGCCTTGATCTAGGTATTCAGCCGATCCCATCGGGGTATAGTGTTCACGCTTTCTAAGCTCGTCACGGGTTAGAGTCGGGAATGCCATTTGCCCAGCTCCGCCTAATACTCTATATCTCACCCCGCTTGGCTGAAACTGGTAATAAAGCTGAATCGTCTGGTAGGCCGTTTCACGAAATAAGCTTTCCTGCATCCGATCTAAAAATGGGCCTATGCGAATTGAAGCTTGACCTAGAAGAAGTGATTCTTTCGCGGCTGGCGCATTCGGGTCTTGCGGAAGATTTCTACCTGATAGCCCGCTTCCGATGCCAGAGCGTAATTGACTCATGCGCTCGGCTCCGGCCAATATATGCTCCATAAATTGTATGTTTCTTCCGCCCACCTCCAGATTAATCAAATCAGTTTCAGGATTATCGAGCCAATATATGACTCCCGCATAATGACCTTTGGATAATTCACCGGAGATTTGTTTTTTATTACCTTTCCGGCCTTTAAAAGATGGGATGACCTGCGATACACCGGAATCGACCATAATATCCAAGGAAACATTAGCTAAAGCCTGTGGATCTCTTAGCATTATTGCGAGGCCGTCCCGATAAATTCCTTTTCGTCTCTTTGGAGAAATATAGACATCTATATAATCCCAGCGATTATGCCACCAGGGATAATAGAATATCTGTAAAAGGCATTTTCTTGTCGATTTCTCACGGTCATAAAGCACAAACGCTAAATATCTTTTCTGTGGTTGCTTCGGATCAAATGAATGCTTGAAACAAACTCTGAATATCTCAAAATCGGTATTATGAAATTTATTCGATGTTTTCTCGTCTTCCGTATCGGATTGAAATTCCGCATTATTTTCCTTTATTTTATCTATACAGTCTTTACGGAAAAACTTATTCTTGACTTCTCGAAGGATTTCGTCGCCGGTCATGCTCTGCCGTTCTGCGATGAATCCGGCCGATTGCAAGTCTTTAACTAAAGGATGAATGATAAAGTCATTGATGTCTACTGATTCAGGGATAGGGTCATTATGAACAACAACATCATATTCAACTTCGACGTTAACGGTTTTATCCTTCTCTAGTTTCCGCATCCTCTTGACCATTTCTGGTTCATCTACCCAATCTGGATAGTTTTTTTTAAACTTTTCTATGTCTTTTAACCCTTCATACTTTTCCTCGTCATATTGTGGTTCGGTCTTATAGAGCCAAGATAAACGCATAAAACCATTACCATGTAGGCAGGCTTGGAAACGGGCAAACTCAGAACCAGATTTAATTGGAACGTCATCGGTAAACTTGAAATCCAAGAACTCTTCTTTCTTCTCGGAAATCTCTACGTCAATTCCTGGTTCTTCTTCGTGTGCTTCAAACGGAGCCGGCTCAACCCCTACGATAGGGGTATTGAAAAAGATGCCTCGCTCCGTTTGCGCGAAAAGCGTATCAACTACATCAGCCGTAATCGGGAAATTAAAATTGGCGGAACGTTCGGAAGGATATTCTTTGGTAGGTAAAATGCCGTCATACTGGTCTTGATTGGCCTGCCAATCTTCCTCGAGGCCTTCGTCCTGCCGTGACCTTATTATTTCCTCGATATTATTTGTGATTAAATCCAGTATTTGATCATGTTGCTCGTTATCTAATTCAACCGGCTTGAATCCAATAGGAAGTTTGTCTTCTTCATCGTCTTCAATATCTGTAAAGACGACGTTCTGGCGTAAAGGATCTAACTCAATGTCTTCGATTTTAGAAACTTCGTGAGGCATCAATAATCTTTTCTCTTCTTAGATTTTTTTATCTTTCCTATCTTTATTTTGCGGCCATACTTGACTTTTAACCCTTTAAGCTTCGGCATTGTTATCTCGCTTTCTTTTTCCTGATCTTAGTTCCATATTTCCGCTTCCATTTTTTATAAATATCACGTCTATTAATTGCTAACCAAATTTTCTGTTTCTGGCTACGGAACGGCATCAGATCTCTCATATCGTTGAGCATGTTCAAATTCGTAATCAAGCTCTTTTGTCAAATGAATAGAATCGAGAAATTCCATTATTTTTTCAGAAGCGCTATCGAAACCAACTATTTTATATTGAGATCCGAACGTATGTTTTTGATTACGAATTACCTCAACACAAATATATGATGAAATAAGTGATTGAATCGCTAATTTAAGGTCATCCTTTTTCATTTCCTAAAAAACCTCAGCATACCAGGATTATCAACAACAGGCCTCGGCTTATGAAATTCAATGTTTGCGGCAATCTTTAGACCTTCGCATAGAATCTCAATCAGCATGGCTTTGTTTGGTTGCGCCCCGACCAGCTCTATTGAGTTCTCTCCGCTAGAATTCTTGACAACCCATATTTCCACGGCCTTCGCTCTTTTTTCTATAGGCTGGCCGTTTCCGTCTACGATACCGCTTTTAGTCATCATTCTCTATATCCTTACGTGTGGCAGTGGCACAGACAATCCGGATCGCGTTCATCGGGCCAGTGGCCACAATCTTTACAGCGATTCTCGCCAGGGTAAACAGGAGTTTTAATTGGGCGTTTTACTTGTGGTCTGGTCATCTTGCCCGCGTTCTCGCCCCAAAACCGTAATTAGATACCTTTTTCTCACGTAACATAAATTCATAATCATCATCGTCTAGATCAAAATACTCCTTTGGATCAGGGGCCGACCTTAAACCCCACACAGCCATAACAGCGGCATCAGCTCTATCAGGGCTCTTTCCACACCGTTTTTTATATTGTTCCTTCGTCTCAATTTGGATTTTCTTATCTGAATGGATTTTGTATTTCATTGAGGATAATTGGCCTAGAAGCACGGGCGTATCCGTATTATCTTGAAAACTGACCGCTCGATCTAAAACCATGTCGCGCATATACCACCACATTTGGGATTTGAGATTGGCGAAATTAGGTTGCATATCCGGCGGACGGTTAATCATGTAATCTGGCTCGGGGACAGCACCACCGACAATCCTTTTTACACAGCCGTATCCTTCCACTTCCTCCAATCGTCCCGCCACGCCATCCCCGCAACCAACGGAATCAACGACATAAAGCGTAGCTTTATTCAAATCTTTCATCTGCCTGGCCTCACCGACAATGGACATGGAATTTTCCACGAACGGAAATATGCGCTGATCTATGAGTTGATTCTGTCGCCAATACTGGATAACGCACTCATCATCACCCATCAACGCCGTATCAATCGAGATCACCCCTCCACGGCCGCCCATCCTAGTTGGTACAACCTTGACACATTTTTGCAACGCAGTATACGGAATGAGCTGATCCGGTTCCCGTAGCGCAGACCAAGACCCGAGAATAAAAACATCTTCCCATTCTTTGCTGCGGAACGTAGCTCTCAGATGATCTGAATATCCAGGAGGATTATGCGGGTTTTCATCAGTGAGACTTTGAATAAAAACATCTTGCGAAGGATTCGGATTATCAATAAAACGATTTTTAATCCAATTCTGGCACGGGTTGGATGCTAGTAAAACATAGAACGGAGGAAACTGACCATTATCTAATTTATGCCGGAGTCGCGTATCGGCCCATTTAAAATCATCCTCGGTAATTTCATTGGCCTCATCAATGGCAACAACTCCAAACTCCGTTGATTTAATACGTCGCAATGCTGAGTTTGCAACTCCGCCTTCTTTATCGTCTAGACCACCATAAAAAATTTGAGATTTATTCGGGAGAGTAATAATTCGTTTAGATTTGTCGTGGTGCGCTTTCCCTAATTCAATCAATTCGCCGATTACCGTTTTCATCAAAATTAAATACGTTGAGATCATAAAATCTGCGAGAAGCTTACGGCACATATAAGCTCGATTGGTAGGGTACTTGAGCATCAAGCGGACAACCTCTTCGCAGAGCGTTCGGCTCTTGCCGCCGCCGACCGCGCCGCCGAAAAGTTTATGCCGGTGCTCGGAAACGTGAAACTTAATTTGCTGAGGCGTTGGGGAGTAGGTCTTTAAGTCGATTACTTGGGTTTCGATATTCTTCTTCTCCTGTTGGACTTGGGATTTGAATAATTATCCGGATTTGATTTACAGGATCGCCGCTATGTTCTATTTTTTCAGGATAAATTCGTGACATTACAAATTTTGCGGCATCAAGACGCACATGCTCGGTTTTTCCTTGCCTCATTAAACCGTCAATAACTGCCCACGCCTTGCGTTCGCGACGCAAAAAAGGGGCCAAACTCCTTGTAGCTACCGTATCTGTTGGCATTTAAAAAAAATCACTCTCCATTTTTATTTTCTGTGTGAACCTGAAAAATGTCAAACAATAACTCTTATTCAGTCACATTGCCAAGAAAAGTAGCAAATGTTCAGAAGTAAAGGCTACTACGGGATGTAGATGTAGATGTAGATGTAGATGTTACTTAGCGTTTATGGTGACGGGAAAAAGGTTAGATAATCTTGCATTTCTCGAGCCAGACCTTGCGATAGCATAAAAGGCAAAGACCTTTTGCTTTATGCCTGCATACGGTTCCCCCGCACATCCGGCACTTTTTCCAAATCTTTGACCATACCCTCTCTGGCAATCCCCTCGTATCTTCTGGATAATCAAAAAAGGTCAAAATCTCACGTAATGTAAACCTTTCAACTAGATACGTTTGAGTGATCTCCAGCAAATTAAATGCCTGCCTTGCATTTAGCCAAGTTCCCTGCTTAGAGGCAATATATAAAAAAGCTTTTCGCACTAATTCATCGTCAAGATCGTGCTTAAAAAGCTCGGCTGCCTCATCCGCCGTAAAATTCTCCGTTATCCAGAGACGATATAATGATATAAGCTCTAAAATCATCAATCGCAAATTGTCAAAAAGCTTATCTCTTTTGTGCATTTATTTTAACTTCAAAACTACTTCTAACGGGATGAAGATCTTACCGTTATGCTCGTAGGCTTCCAACTCAAGCTTTTTAAAATCCGAGACTTGATCATTACTGATCTTCTCAACTACGGCGACACCCGAAGAATTTACACCCGCATTTGCAACCTTATGGCGATATCTTCCCCGCTTAAACGTCGGAGGTATTTTCAATTTCTTATAGCGTGAATTTTGAGTGGTGGAAACTTTATTATCATTTAGCCAATTAAATAGCTCCATGTTATCTGGGGGTCGCCCAAAGTTTTCCTCGAACGCTGTGCCAAGTTGTGAAATCCTTACCCTATTTTGCCTATCCCGAAAACTATCTATGCTGCTCCTGAGCCAAGATTCCTCCATTTTAATCATTGGGGCCTCCGATTAAACGTTTTAATTTTCCCCACCAGTGCGTATGTTTATGTTTACGTAGTTTTTCAGATAAACTTCCAATTTCGGACTCTAACTCACTTTCTCTGGCTCCAGTTTTATTAATGTTGACAACGCTTTCCTTTTTGACTGCCTCAATATTCTGATTGAGTTGACTGATAAAACATGCGTTAATCAGCACCGCAAAAATAAACAGGGATATTAAGATCACAGGAGTTGTTAGCTCCTCTTTACAATTCTTCTCAACCATACCTACCTCCTTCACTTTGGTTTGTCACTGATAAGTTTACTTCCGCACCAAGGACGATAACTCCATGGCTTGCCACTGTATCCGCCCATACCGTGAAAGGTTCGCCATCTTTATTACACCAAACCATCGTCGGTATCCAAAGCATGAAGTTTCTAAATTGTGGAAATAAGACGCTAAGACCAGTGGGAATTTTCTGTTCAAGTGATTTGAATTTGCAGTAGCGCGGNCCGATCTTTATAATTATTTCTTCAAGGTCGATGACTTTAACCCTCGGTTTTGATTTAGTCATCTTTTCTCTCCCAAAGTATTCCAGTACCTAAACAGGCATGACAAATCTCTTGTGGTGTATCTGTTACAAGTGTCCCTAGAGAGTAAAACCCTGCGGGAACGAAGCCCCTGCCGCTACAGATTGGACACATATATGGTTTCATTTAGCCTCGTTTTTAAGAATCTAATAGCTTTGGCGATTTCTACAGGGCAAACACAAGGTTTCTTCTTAATGCAATTCGCGCACGAATAATTATCGCAAATTTCAGCCGCCCTCTCCAAAGTCTCCGAGGGGATAGTACCCATCGACGCTAGGCGACTTTGGGCGTTGCCGTTAAATTAAAACTTGGTGCGGTAGGCCAGGGGTTTAACCTGTAGTCTCTCGTGCCGCCGCCGTTTTTCAGGACAGATGACGGTCGTATCCTCGGCTATACGAAGCTACCGC